AGACAAGCCCACAGCCACGGTGGGCAAGGGCATTGATGAGCTTGAGTTGCGAAAGGATGTCAATATGATGATCTTGCTGATTGACATGTACTACGCGGGGCGGTTGGCCGGTGCCGCCGAGGTGCACGACAGGGCTTCAAGGGGTTAGGGTTTGCACCTAGAAGATATTTTCAATGGCTTGTCAACCGATTCGGTTTGCGGGCCGTTATGACTATGTCTTCGGACGAAACATCAACCAACATTGAAAGACAGCGAAATGAAATCAGCCCACACATTTACCGCATACGCAGCATCTGATCTTTATCAAGCAGGCGTTTCATGCGACGGTCACCCCTTCATTGCCGAGCGGTTTTACGTTTTTCTTACAAACGATTACGGCACCCGCCTGCGCCACGTTGTTGGGTTTAACGGCACCGAGCGTTTGGTTTGCGAAGATACCGGCGAATTTTGCTTTTCCGATTTGCGCGAAGAGGCCCGTGCCAAGGCTGATCGCTTGGCCGCCCGCGTCAACGCCGCCTTGGCATCTGGCAAAGTTATTGATGGGTCTTACTGGATTGACGACGCGCCTGCTTATTGCTCGGATGCGTACATCGATCAGGGAATCGAAGCCGAGCGTGCCTTTGCTGACAGCCAAGAAGCCTAATCAACCTGGAGCACTATCATGACCATCGACCAAGCACTCGCCCACATTGACCACTGCATCGCCATGATGGAGAGGTACCGCGCCTCTCCCCACAACTTGGCCCTGCTCGAGGGCTTGCGCTCCGAGCGGAAAGAGTTGGCCGCACACCTGAACGACAGCAGCGTCAAGCTGAGCTATGCTGCCGCCCGTCACCTGGAAACCGTGCCCGCTTGGGGCTATAAAGGAACATGATGCAAGAATTCACACTCACCGTTGTCAGCAAGACCGGTCATGCCCACGACTACGTGGTGTACGCTCCAACCGTGGACGACGCGGTCGAAAAGATGCTGGAAAAAATCAGCTACGACGCGCTCGAAGTGCACACCGAAGATCACACATACATTGTCTAAAAGGAGTAAAATCATGAATGAAGAATCACTTGCCGAACGCATCTTGGCCGCCGGGTCTTTCCTGGTATTTGTCCTGGTCTTGATTTTTATCGGCGAATAGCGAACGGAATGCGAACGCATAGCGAATGCAGTGCGTTTGCCGGGCAGGGTCAAGCCTGACGGGCCAGCGGGGTGAAAGGCTCCCCGCGCCAAAACAGCGTAAACTCCAGCCAACTCAACCATGGGGAATACGGGTCATGCCAGAAACCAACACAGGCCGTGCCAAACGAGCCACAAGCACCGCAAAGCCCAGCGCCAAGGGTAAGGTAGCCTCGCCCGCAAAAAACCCCGCAAAGCCCGCAAAACAAGGGGCACCAACGACATTCAATCAGCACACTGCCAATGTCATCTGCATGATGATCAGTGAGGGCAAGAGCTTGAGGCAGATACTGCGTGAGGATACGACTGGGTTACTGCCTGCGCAGTCGACGGTGTACGAGTGGTTGATACGACAGCCGACGTTCACGGAGCAATACGCCCGCGCACGGGAAGAGCAGGCCGATACCCTGGCCGATGAGATCATTGCCATCGCTGATGAGCAGCCCGAAATCATAGTGGTCACTGACAAAAGAACTGGCGCAGTCATTGAGCACAAGCTCGATGGTGCGTTCCTGCAATGGCAGAAGAACCGCATCGATGCACGCAAATGGACGGCCATGAAGCTGCGCCCCAAGAAGTATGGCGACCGCCTGGGTGTCGAGGGCGTCGAGGGTGGAGCGCCCATCAAGACCGAGGAAACCAGCAGCAGCAGGCTCTTTGAGGTGATCCGAAACCTCGAGATGGCGAAGCGGTCGGGCGGTTAAAGTAATACCTGATGTCATCCAAAGCATTACATGGGTGCGGTAATTACCGGGGTTATACCGGCGTCGAGCACCGCCAAGTAATACCAAAGACAGGCGGCCTGCGTGTTAATTGAACACTTGGACGAAGAACTGGCCGCCGAGTTCGATGCCCGGTCGGAGGATGACCGCGTGGCCTACATCGCCCACGCTACCTGGGTTGCCGGTGCCCATGCCTATCAGGTGCCGCCACCGCTCGAGATGGAATACCTTGTTTGGATGATGCTTGCAGGCCGTGGGGCGGGCAAGACTCGGTCGGCCGCTGAGGCCATTTGGTGGTGGGCCTGGATCACCCCAGGCTGCCGCTGTCTGGTGCTGGCCCCCACAAGCTCGGACGTAAAATTCACCTGCTTTGAAGGCCAGTCCGGCTTGCTCTCGGTCATCCCCCAGCAGTTGATCGTCGACTACAACAAGCAAGACCACCAGATCAGGCTGACCAACGGGTCGATCATCCGGGGCATCAGCGCCGACAGCTACGAGCGCCTGCGCGGCCCGCAGTGGCACTTCGCATGGTGCGACGAACTGGCCGCCTTCCAGTACCTGCAAGATGCCTGGGACATGATGATGTTCGGCCTGCGCCTGGGCACCTCGCCCAGGGTGATCGTGACCACCACGCCCAAGCCCAAAGACCTGATCGTCGAACTGGTCGGGCGTGAGGGTGAAGACGTGGTGATCGACCGCGCCTCGACCTATGAGAACAAAGCCAACTTGGCACCCAGCTTCCAAAAGCAACTTGAGCAGTATCGTGGCTCCAAGCTCTACAACCAGGAGGTGCTTGGGGAACTGGTCGATCTTGAGGATGGGAAGGTGGTCACCCGCTCCATGTTCCGGTTGTGGCCCGCAGGCAAGCCCTTCCCCAGGCTCGAGTACGTGCTCCAGTCCTACGACTGCGCCTTCAGCGAGAAGACCCACAACGACCCGACGGCGGCCACAAGCTGGGGCGTGTTCAAGCCCGACGACGGCCCCATGTCCGTCATGCTGCTCGATGCCTGGGGTGAGCACCTATCCTTCCCCGACCTCAAGCCCCGCGTGATCGACGAGTTCCGGGTGAGCTACGGCGAAGGCAAGGACGCCAAGAAGCCCGACCTGATCCTGGTCGAGGACAAGGCCGCAGGCATCAGCCTGATCCAGGAGCTACAGCGTGCCCATCTGCCGGTGCGCAGCTACAACCCAGGGCGTGCCGACAAGATGCAGCGCCTCCAGATCGCAGCCTCGGTCATCGCGGCCAAGCGCGTCTGGATACCTGAGTCCGACCGTCGAGCAGGGTTCGTCAAGGACTGGGCCGAGCCGTTCCTGTCTCAACTGTGCAGCTTCCCCGACAGCACTCACGACGACTACGTCGACAGCGCCACCCAGGCCATCCGCATCTTGAAGGACATGGGCTGGTTGGACATCGACCCCGAGCCTAGGTATGATGACGACGACGACGGATACGTTGACATCCGACCCAGGTTGGAAAACCCCTACTCGATGTAAAGACATGATCCACTACACACCCGAGGGCCGCCACATCAAACTGGGCCTGAACTTCAGCGGCGCAAAGGGCGGCTTTCGCCTGATGTGGGCTTGGTACAACTTCGCCACCCACAAGGCCACCACGTACCGTCTGCGCGTGCGCTTGCACATGGCCCCGCGCATCTTGTGGGAAGTCAAGACGTGGAGCGTGATTGACGCCCACCTGTCCATGCACGACCTCGAGCTTGTCCAGCGCGAGGTGCTCCAAGACCTCAAGGCGGCCGAGTCGTCAATGAAGCGCACCAACGAACCCTACGCCTACATCAACCCCAGGGGATGCCATGATTGAGATGAACCCAGAGGCAGCAGCCTTCCTGAGCGAGTTCGGCCACGACATGCCGCACATGGCCGACGGTGGACAGCCCGACGACATGCTCGAGCACCCCGACGACAAGCTCATGGCACACATGGCTGACATAACCTCCGGCATCGACCGCATCTTGAAAGAAGGCCGGGCCAGCATGCGCGACCTGCCCGAGTCCGAATCGAAGGGCATGCGCCCCGCACTGTCAGCCCGTGGTGACCAGCGTGGCGTCGAGTACGGTGCCGGTATGACCATCCCCATGGGCGAAGGTGAGTTGACCCTCAAGGGCATCGGCAACCTGGAGCGCCGAGCCAAGTCCGACCCGCACTCGCTCGAGGCCGAGTACCGCAATGCAGTTATGCGTGCCATGCTGCGCCACAACCCCAAGACCCGTGAGTCGGCCCTGGAGCTATCCAAGCGCCTGCCCAAGGGGCAACTGACCGCCGGTCTGAGCCAAGGCCCGGAAGGTGAGCGCGAGTGGAAGATGGGATACCGCAGGGAGTTCGGCAAAGGCGGCGCGGCCAAGAAGGCATTCAGCAGCGCCATGTCCGAGGTGGGCGACATGGTCGGCCGCGTTGGAGCAGAGGGCCGCACGTCAATCGTGCCGGTGCCCAACCGCTGGTTCCTGCAACCCGACAAGTTCCCAGGCCAGCAAAAACTGGTCGAGCGAGTCCTGGCCCTGAGCGGCAAGGAGCGTGCCGACTTTCCGTCCGGTGCCTTCATCAACCCGCGCACCGGCGAGATCATGGACGGGCGGATCATGGACGACGTCGGCGTGGTCATCGACCCCAAGACCAACCGCCCCATGATGTCCGCCGCCAGGGAGTCCGGCCTCGAGGTGCTTGACCCCAAAACCGGATCGTATACAAAGAGCAACTTGGTGCGCAAGGGTCTGTTCAAGCCCGAGGGCGGCGACCCGATCCTGAACGACCTGAACTTCCTGGCGACCATCGAGAAGGGCGATGTGGGCCACAAGTACGGGATGGCAACCGAGTACGCCACGCCCACCGAGCTATACAACACCATGAGCGGCGCGAACCCAACTCTTCGACCCAGGAGCCGAGGCGACCTGTTTGGCATGGGCGACGTGGTTGGCCGCGTGAGGGTTGGCCGCAGTGATCCGCATGACGTGTACGAAAAGTTGATGGTGGCACCCAAGGGTTCCGACGTGCCGGGCGTGAAGCTCAGCAAAGCTCACGGTGGATTGGCGCACATGGCCGCTGGCGGCAAGACGCAGCCCGCCTTGGCGAAGTCATTCAACTACACCCCCGGCCAGTCAGGTTT